ATATCATAAATCAGTTAGTTAATGGCATTGTAGAAAATATTCCACAAATAACAGAATCCGCAAAACAGGCAATAGAAGCGCTAGTTAGTGGGTTGAAAGATAGTGCACCGGGAATAATTGATGGTGCTGTTGAAATTATTCTAGCGTTGTCGGATGGATTGGTGGAATCATTGCCGGAACTAGTCCCGGCTATTACTGAAACTGTCACCACGATAGTGGAAAATCTGATTGGCAGCGTTGACAAACTAGTCGAAGCAGGACTAGAGATTATACAGGCATTAGCAGACGGTATAATTGCAGCATTGCCGGAACTGGTTAGCGAAATCCCAGTTATTATTACAACGCTAGTTGACACTATCACTACAAATCTACCGCAGATTATTAAATGTGCACATGATATTTTAATTTCATTGGTGAATGGCATTAGCGAAGCATTGCCACAGCTAATTCCGGCGGTAGTTGAAATAATTTCGTCTATGGCTGATATTTTGATTGAGAACATTAGCCAATTTATAGATATGGGGCTTTGCATCGTAGAGGCAATAATTGACGGCATCTCAGATAATTTGCCAACGTTAATTGAAAAATTACCGGTTATTGTCGAAAGCATAATTGAAGCCATCACAGAGAATTTGCCTACACTGATTGAAGCACAAGTGGAGGTTATCGAAGCAATTGTCGATGGTATCACAGACAATTTGCCGGCAATCATTGACGCTACTATCGAAATCATTGAAGCATTGGTGGAGGGGCTTATTGACAATTTGCCGGAATTGATTGACGGTGCATTGCAAATGGTGACTGCACTGGTTGATGGTATCACGGAAAATCTGCCGCTATTGATTGATGCTGCAATTGAAATTATTTCCGCACTGGTTGAGGGTATTATTGAAAATATGCCAGCAATCATTGAGGGTTCGATTCAAATGATGACGGCACTCGCAAATGGAATCATTGAAAATTTGCCGACATTGATGGAATCAGGACCCAAGTTAATTATTGCACTCATACAGGGAATTATAAACGCATTGCCGACGCTAATAGCGGAAGCACCGGAAATTGTGAGAACACTTGCCGATTCAATTGTGAGCAGAATTGAAACGATAAAAAAAGCAGGCAAAAAGCTGTTAGACGGATTTGTCAACAAAATCAAATCTGTATTATCCACTGTCGCACAATTAGGATTAATCATTGTTGTAAAACTAGCCACAGCAATTTCAGGGGCAGTATCCAAAGTCACAGCGGCTGCAAAAAAAATCGTTGACACTATCAAAAACAAAATCACAGGTCTTGCAACATCCGCCTTAACATGGGGCAAAGATATGATAGACAATTTTGTCAACGGTATTCGTCAAAAGATTAGCAATATTACATCCGCTGTATCAGACGTTGCAAGCACAATAAAATCCTATCTGGGATTCTCTGAGCCGGAAGAAGGACCGTTGTCGAATTTCCACACATACGCCCCGGATATGATGGATTTGTTTTCAAGTGGTATCAAACAGAACGCATACAAATTAAAAGACACATTTGACGATGCATTGTATGACATGGGCGTTGTGGATGGCGTTGTGAACATTTCCGCAAATGGTTCTGGGTCTGGTGCTGATTCTGGCACTAGTACGTTGTCACGTGATACGTACAACATCACAATCAATATGGGCGGTAGCGGTAGCACGAAAACCGCAAGAGAACTAGCTGAAAACATTTACAACGAATTGGAAAAAATCAAGACACGCAAAAACAGAGCGTTGGGGGTGGTGTAAAATATGGCAATTGTTTCAAGGGACTGGTTCTCCATTGATGGCGTTAAAAGCACGGATATTGGCGTTTATGTTGATACACCGCCTGTACGTCCAATGGCTGAGGCAGAGACCGAGGAATATCAGACAGGGTTAATGGAGTCAATCGTGTATCCGACAGGGAGTTACAAAGATATTACAATTTCCATTAGTTGTTACACATTTGAAAGAAATTTTGACCCATCCGATTTTTACACGTTTGTAAAATCCGGAGACACGCTGATTCTGTCAAACAACACAGAAAAATGCTACAAAATAAAACAGGTGGCAGGAATAACGCCGTCCTATTCCGGTTATGGCAAAAATAAATACACGGTATCATTTCAGTGTTCGCCGTTTGTGTATAATGCCACGGAATCATATCTGGATTACACCGGGGACAAACAAATCATGACGGTAAACGGTAATGTAAATTGTTATCCGACAATAATTTTTGAGTGTTTGGAAAAAAGCACAATTGAGGAAACATTCATTGCCATTAATTTGAATGGGGACGTGTTGAAAGTCTATGGTGTTGAGCAGGATGATACTGTCGTGATGGATTGCGAGCACAAAGTAGCATATACCACGGACGGCGGAATATTGAAGACAAGCGGCGTTTTTCCCATGTTTGTACCGGGAAATCAATCGCTATCAATGGGTGGATATCGAATCACAGGAAAATTCCGAGTTAAACTAAACGAGAGGTGGTTGTAATGTCGTATGTATGCGTGTATGATATGTCAACGCCACAATCGGAATTAGTTGACGAAAACAACAACATCAAATCTAATGGGCTGAGAGTTCTCACACCATCGCTATGCAAAATTACAGACGAACTAAATGGAGCGTATGAACTGGAACTGGAACAACCAGTAACAGAGGATGGGGAGTGGCGGTTGATAGTGGAAAATAATCTGCTATCAGCAAACGGACAGTTGTTTATAATCTATCGTGTTGTGTCGGCATTTGATGAAAATGTGGGGTCGGTTTATGCCTATGCACGTCACATATTTTACGCATTAAATGACAGATGGGGAAATACCATTATTACATCTGCGCAAGACCCGGAATTTGTGCTAGGGTTTATCATGGATAACGCCACTAATAACGATATTGACCCTAAGACAAAGGAATACATTGACGGCGTAACACCGTATGAATTCACCTACAGTACGGATTTAAAAGAAAAGTCTGAGGCATTTACCGGGCAAGAATTGACGGCGACAACATTGACAGAAACGATTATCGGTAGCAGCGAAAGTTTTGTTTCCGTGTACGGTGGCGAAATCTACCGCAATAATTTTTATTTCTCCATCAACACACGCAGAGAAGATGCACAGGACAATGCGTTTGTAATAAATATCGGAATGAATCTGACAGGGATAGAAAAAGACGTTGATTTCTCTGATTATTTGACACACCTGGAAGCGGCGGCAGATGATTTGGAAACACAATATTTTTCCAATTTTGACCCTAACATTTATCCACGCACTGTCACACGCCGGGTTGAGTTTAACCTGTCAGAGGGTAGCACCGCCAAAACACTGGAAGCACTGGGAAAATCATATTTGGCAAGATACAACAAACCAACGGTTACAATAACGGTAGATTTAAAGGCAATCCCGGAGAATAGCGATTTAAAAAAATATTTGCCTAGCGAATTTAAAACAGGCAACACCGGGTATGTCTACGATGAACGGTTGGAAATTTTGATGGAAATGGAAATTTCAAAAACCGTGTACAATGTTTTGACCGATGAGGTGGAAACAGTGGAATTCAACAACGACAGCTATGAATATGTGAGAAATAGCGACTATCAAAACGTAATATCCGACAGAATAGCCGGGGAAACATTTGGCGGATTTATCACGTCTGAAAATATGCTGTTCGAGGAATCAACCGGAAACAAGTTTGAAGTTTCTGAGTAAACGAAAGGGGGGAAAAGCAGTTGAAAACGATTTACATTTCCAAGCACACCGGGCAAGAGATTGACGATGCCGTCACATGGGTGGAAAACTATGCGGACGCTACCACGGTAACTGTAAATCCGATTTTGAAAACTGGTACAAAAACCGCTGAAATTTCCGTGGGTGATGAAACGTATAACCTATACTGTAACAGCTACAGCAAGGCGACAACATCATCCGCCGGGTTAATGTCAGCAGATGACAAGACAAAATTGGACGGTTTAACGGCTGCAAGTGCGTTGTCGTTGGAACGGTCTGGAGTCAGAATCAGACTAAACAACAACGGCGAGCAAATATCCTATGTTGATTTAGGCACTGCCAGTGCGGCAGATGCAGGTCTAATGTCGGCAGAGGATAAGCGGAAACTGGATGCAGATGTATCTGCCGACACGCTGAGTGTGGCGTTGAATGGAACAAGATTTTCGCTAAACGATGCAGATGGCAAGGAACAGTCCGGATTCACGTTCCCATACGCCACGAGTACTGACAGTAAGAGCACGGACGGATTCATGTCAGGAGCGGACAAGAAAAAACTGGATGGCATTGCAAGTGCTAGCACGTTGGATTTGAAACTGTCAGGGACACGTTTGTCACTGCTAAACGGTGATGGCAACGAACAATCAGGCGTGACACTGCCATACGCCACAAACAGCGGTAGCACCCAAGTGGACGGTCTGATGTCATACACAGACAAGGGCAAACTGGACAGCATTATTTCCGGTGATGATTTAACGTTAAAACTGACCGGGACGAGGCTGTCACTGCTAAATGATACCACAGAGGTTAGTGGCGTAACATTACCGTATGCAACCACTAGCAGTGATGGGCTAATGTCACAGACGGACAAAACCACGTTGGACAATGTGAAAAGTACCTATTTGCCGTTGAGTGGTGGGACGATGACGGGGGATATTGTACTAAATAATGCTACGCTTAAAAGTAAAGAAATAACTGGGACGTTACAAACAAAAGTAAGAATAATCGAAAACGTTAAATATTCAACTATTGACCCAACGCATACTACTAGAATATATTTTAAAGAATTGTTAAAATATATTTGCAAAAATTATACTGGTTTGCATGAAACAATGTTTATATGTGGCAGCAACCCTGGAAGTGCAGGTTCTACAATTATATGGATTTACGATACTGGTGACACTAATGATGATGAGCTGCCAAGATACGCCGGCGGAGTATATATCAATGTTAATGGACGATTTTATGGATTCACCTCGTACGATTATAATTTTACCTGGAACATCTCACAAGAATTTAACACCGCCTCTGCCACTAAACTAGCCACAGCACGTACCATCAATGGTGTATCATTTGACGGCACGTCCAACATTACCATCCACGAAACTGATTCCGGTTGGGTAAATTGCACACTAGGCAGTTACGCAAAATCAGGTACAATCCAATACAGGACGCTAGGCAACACTATCACGGTGCAAGGAACATCCGTGGTGTTGGCTAATGATGTTAAAGTGTCGCCGAACGCACCGCAAAGCCTAGCGACGTCGCCCCTGAGTTTTGCAAACGTAAAACAGGCGTATGGGTATGGGCGTTTTGGTTCGTATACGGCTATCGTGCGATTGACGTATTATAACAATACTGATTCTATCATCGAAATTTTAGGTGACGGTGATGAAATACCATCTGGCAAAACTGGAAATTTCTCAGTTACCGGGTTTATTGATTAATAATATGGAATATTATACCGAAAACTCTTGACAAAATTGAAAGGATGTGGTAATATTGGACTGGACGGAAATTATTACCGCTGCTATTGCGGCAGTGGGGGCAGTTGCCGGGTCGGTATTGGTACAGAGCAAACAACTAGCCGTTTTGCAGACAAAAATAGAGGCGTTGAAAGAGGATTTGGCAAGCCTGTCTGCTAGAGTGGACAAGCACAACCAATTACAGGATAGAATGTTGAGGGCAGAATGCAAACTGGACGAAATCGAAAAGGAGCGAAAGAAATGAAGCTACAAAGAAACTGGAGGCAGTGGTCGAAAGCGGCAGGAATCAGAGCGGCAAAAACCATGGTGCAAACATTGGTCGCTATGATTGGCGTTGATGTTGCCATTTCCGATGTGAATTGGCTGTCGGTTTGTTCTGCTACGGTATTAGCCGGGGTTTTGTCGATTCTGACATCCATTGCAGGATTGCCGGAAATTGAACCCACAGAGGCAGACACTGACACGGACAACGAAAGCGAGGGATAATATGAGCCTAACAATCAGCAAAAAAACAAACACGGTGCACACGCAGGAATTGAAAGGGCGTACAATTTCCTATATCGTGATACACTACACCGCCGGGGTGACATCGAAAGCCGGGACGGCTGCAAACACCGCTAGTTATTACGCCACTACTGACCGGGATGTTTCCGCAGATTACACCGTAGATGATTCCGGGGCTGTATTGTACAATCCAGACATCAAAAACAGATTTACATGGCATTGTGGCGGTACAAAATACAGCAACAATGGCGGTAGTTATTACGGCAAATGCACAAACAAAAATTCTATTGGCATTGAAATTTGCAGTACCAACAGCACCGGAAAAATGCAGGACGCAAACGCCACAACCTACAGCTTCACGGACAAAGTCGTGGCAAACGCTGTTGAGTTGGTGAAGCAGTTAATGAAAACATATGGAATTAACGCTGCACATGTTATCCGCCACTATGATGTTACCGGGAAATTATGCCCGGGCATTAAGGGGTGGAATGCGGAGAGCGGTAGCGAATCAGCGTGGAACAGTTTCAAAACCAAAATCGGTGCTACTGCTACGACAAGCACGGCTACAAAGACAACCACGACAACAACAACGAGTACAAGCTACAAAGTGAAAGTAACTGCTACGGCGTTAAATGTGAGAGCCGGAGCAGGCACATCGTATAAAATTACGCAGGTTATCCGTGACAAAGGCACGTATACAATCGTGGAAACATCCGGCAACTGGGGCAAACTGAAATCCGGTGCAGGATGGATTTGTCTGGATTACACCAAGAGGGTGTAACGTCATGGAAGTAGTAAACAACAGCAAGCCGGCAGTACCGTACATTGTCCACGAGGGTGAAATGTGCAGAGCCGAGAAAAATATAAAACGAGCGTGGGTTGTCGCTATTATTGCGATAATTGCGTTGATGATTACAAACGTTTTTTGGATATATGCAGTTAGTCAATATGATTATATAACATATGATTTTACTACCGATGGCAGTGGCAATACTAACTACATCGATGGGGATGGAGTGATTACAAATGGCACGACTGAGAGTGCGGAAGCGAGTTAAGAAAAATGGCAAGGCAAAGGGGAAAGCAACACGCAAGAAACCTTGACGGCGTTTCTAATGCTGACATATCATCGGCAATTGACATGTGGATACACAACGAACGTAACCGGGCGATTATGAAACGTAGGCTGATTGATGGCATATGTTTCGAACCACTAGCGGAAGAATTTGATTTGTCAGTGTGTCAGGTTAAAAACATTGTGTACAAAAATGAGCCGATTATTTTGTTAAAATTGCCAATTGACAAATAAATGTTAATGCTGTATATTGAAATACAGTCAAGGGCATTTTGTTTCATGGTCATGTTCTTTTCATTCTACTTTTTTGGTTCGAATATCGGTAGTGTCATGGGATTTGGCATTGCCGGTATTTTTTTGTCTTGTCATAATGTACAAAATTGCAGTCAATTATTTGTGCAAGTTTTTTGCAATATGTGTTGACATATAACACTATATGTGGTATAATATATACAGAAACAAAAACAAAGGGCTGAAAAGCCCACCGGAATTAAAAGGAGCGATTATCATGACAAAGGCAATGTTAAGAAAAGTTATGAAGGCTATTGAGGATTTCAGAAACGAACACCCGGGCGAATGCATCCACGGTTGCTATTTTCATCATTACGGTGATGATTATAGAATCGAAAGCAACTACAGCCCAAGCGGTGTAGAAGAAACCGAGTTTGAAATTTACCGTGTATGTACAACAGACATTCACGATACATTGTGTGGAACTATAAACGCATGTGATTTTTATACGTGGGAGGGCAAACATCATGAGTGAAATTGTAGCGTATTATGTGAGTAGCAAAAAAACCGAGCCGTATATTCTAGTAGGCGACGGCAACCAGTGGATAATTCACGACCCGGACAGCGATGGCAAATTTTTTGGAATCGCTGAAATCGTAACAAGCACAGATGGCAATATAAACGATTTTGCAACAATCCGGAATATCTGGAAACATATCAGAACCGGGGAGATTGATTTGTTTAAAATGGATGGTGATGTATTTGTACCGTACAACGGCATGAACATTGCAGAAATTGAAGCGTTTGAAAACGATGGAGAATCTCCGGAGATGTGGGAAAAACATCACAGATTGACGAGCAAGGAATCAGAATTTTAAACAAAAACAAGGTTGTGCTATCAGACCTACCGGGCGTGTGAGGAGAAAATGATATTATGAAGAAGTACGAGTTTACAGGTGAAACAATGAAACGCAATGGGCATACGCTGCACAGAATCAGAGCCGTGACAGATTTTGGGGATGTGAAAGCCGGTGACATTGGTGGGTGGATTGAAAGCGAAGACAATCTTTCCCATGAAGGAAATTGCTGGGTTTACGATGATGCAATTGTGATGGATAAAGCTAGAGTCTTTGATAATGCCATAGTTGGCGGCAATGCTGTGATAGCTTATTATGCTGAGGTCAAATGGCAAGCTGTTGTCCGTGATTTTGCGGTAGTAGTGGGCTTTGCAAAAGTTGATGGTGGTGCCTTAGTATGTGAGAATGCTACTATCAGTGGAGTAGCTAGAGTAACAGGCAATGCCGTAGTTAAAGGTTCTGCCATAGTTACGGATGAGATATGTTTGTCTGATAATGTTGTAGTTGATGGCATCGACGCTATTAAGTAATTTTTTTTGGGGGGGGAAGCAGAAGAATAAGTACGAAATCAAGGTTGTGCTATCAGACCTACCGGGCGTGTGAAAGGAAATAGTATGAAAAAAAGCATAGAAGTACACGCTGAATGTGACGAAAAAGGGCGGTACATGCTAGTTATCACAAAAAAACGTGGCAGGTTAAATTTAGAGGAAATTACAGAGGCAACCAGAGAGTACGGAGAAGATTATTATTTGTTGCTTATTGACGCATACCATGACGATGACATCCAGTATGACGGGGGAATGCAAAATGACGGTGACATGGTAACATTGTACGAATACAGCAAACTGAAAGGGGAAGCAGACTAATGGAAAAAAATCCAAATCTATTTGTAACGGAGTTTTGTGCAGAGTGCAATAATGAAATTGACATGGCATGGGACGTTGACAAAATGGGATATCAGGCATTTTGCCCGGTGTGTGGAAAAGTGCTGATGTTGTGCGAGGAATGCACGCAACAATACGGTGACACGTGCGATTTTCATTATGTACCGGACGGCAATGGGAATAATATAGGCACATGCAAAATGCGGGGAAATAGGGTTAAGCCTTGGTGGCAAGGCGATTTTGAAAGAGATGGTTCTATCGCATTTGCGAGAGAAAGAATGCAAAACGATGTGGAGGAGCTGAAGCAGGAAGTCGGGGAGTTGCAAAGGCAGATTGAAGAGTTGCAACATCTATGTAAACAAATCGGCATTAGTTGCCTTGCTATTGGTGGAGGTGAAGAGGAATAATATGGATTTTATTTCGTTGCATCATGTTGATGAAAGCAACCGTGCAAACCGGATTTACATTGACCCGGACAAAATTACTGGGATGTATACGAAACGGCTTCAATATTCGATAGAATTTTGTTTTTACAGCAATAATTCTCGCCACATGCAGAAGTATGTCACAACAATCATACTAGACAATGGATTGACCGTTGATGTGATTGAAAACGTTGACAAAATAAATGCAATGTTGGAATATATACAGAAATTAGAGACAGAGGGAATATAATTAGGAGGTAGAATGATGAAATTCATCAAATTAAGCAAACTCAGAATCGACGGTAAAACAAGTTATCTAAAATTTGATGAGTATGTATGGCTGAATGCTGAATGGATAACTAAGTTTTTTTCTAGTGACGAAAATGTGATAGATTTTGTTGGGAGAATCACTTCACATGAAGTAAGCATGATATCAACAAAATACGATGTACCTATGTGCGTATTAGAATCCCCGGAGAAAATCCTCGAATTAATCGAAGAAGCCGAAATGAAAGAGTGGGGGCGGTGATTGTGACGAAATCAAAATACAGTTTCCGGTTGGCACATGCGGAAATCGGTGACATTGTTTCCGGTGAAATCATTCAACAGTACATGGACGATGTACCACCGGTACACAATGGGCTACGGTTGAAACAGCTAGGGGAAATCCACAGCTACGAGGCTGACCCGGTGACAGGGATAAACCATCCGACATACCCAACATTTGCCAAGGTACTGGCGGATGTGAAGGATAATTCGTACCGGTATTGTGGCAATTGTTTCTACGGCGAACCGTGGGAACGGTGGAATGGGTCTGAAACAAACAAATAATTCCAAAAATATACGAAATTTACACGAAATGCAAGCTATTTCTTTATTGAGATAGCTTGCATTTTTTTGTATAATTATTTTGTAAAGATAAGTAAAGGATGTGATTTCTTGTATAATTATCAAGGATATCCGGGTATTTATAACAATAGTGGAATGTATGGGCAGATGGCAATGTCAAACAATCAGCAACCACAAAGCGTGCCACAGGTGACAGGAAAAGACGGTGCTATGGCATATCAGTTGCCGCCAAACAGTTCCGCACTGCTAATGGATAATACTGCCGCTATTGTTTGGCTAGTCAAAACGGATTCGGCAGGGTTTAAAACCGCTGAGGCGTTTGACGTAACGCCACACAAACAGGCAGAAATGGCAAAGGCAAGTACGATTGAGGCATTAGAAAAACGCATAGAGGACATCGAGAGGAGAATCAAGGGCAATGAATCCAATACTAGCAGCAATGAGCCGGGGGACAAATAATCTGGCAATGGTGACAAATGTGAAACAGATGCTAAATGGACAGAATCCGGATGCATTTGCGGAAATGTTGGCAAAAAAGAACCCACAGTTTGCACAATTCCGGCGAGAATGTGAGGGCAAGACAATAGACCAGATAGCGGAACAGTATGGACTAAATGCAGATGATTTGAAATCCGTGATGAAATAATCGTGTGAAAACACGTTTATTTATACATACCTTAATGCGGGAAAGAGGTGATATAATATGGCAATGGAAAACTATAGTTTGTCCGACATTGCGGCAGCGTCTGGCAATGATGGTGGCATGGGTGGTTGCAATTCATGGGTGCTGATTATTTTGTTTGCACTTATCTTCGGTGGCGGTGCATTCGGCTTCGGCAACGGAAATACAAATGCAGCAGTGACAGAATCTGCCATGTGCAACATGAATAATTTCCAACAGTTAGAGAATGCGGTTGGGCGTTTGAACGATGCGCAGGCACAGCAAAACATGATGATTTCTAACGGCATGTGCAATCTAGGCTATCAGAATCTAGAACAGTTTGGTAGTTTGCAGCGTGATTTGTGCACCGGGTTTGCGAATGGTGTAGCAGCCACAAATAATGCAGCCGCACAGGCTAGGGAATGCTGTTGCGAAACCAACAGAAATATTGACCAGTTGCGTTATGATAGTGCGATGAATACCGCTGCTATTAATGCAAACATTTCCGAAAAATTCGCAGCATTAGAGAAAAATCAGTTACAGCAGACTATTGATGCACAACAGAATCAAATCAATCAGTTGTATATCAATTCTCAGTTGTGTGGCGTTGTACGGTATCCAAATGGGATGACCTACAATGCAGGGAACAGCCCATTTTGCGGCGGTGGATGTTGTGGCAACATCTAAATCAAAAAAATAGAGCCATACCCGGCTAGGAAATAGAAGCATGAGAGCCGGACAAGATTTTGCCCGGCTTGATTTTTTTGGAAAGAGAGGTATATTAATATGTCAAAATCGGCTATTTATACAGCAAATACCGGGGCGCAATCTGTCGCTATTGGTGGCGTAATTTCCCCCGGTAGCACAATTCGTAGATACGGACAGTGCGTGAATCTGAACGGCAACGGCGTGAATCTGACGCAGCCGGGATATTATCTAATCACGGCAACAGCAACGGCAACACCAACGGCTATCGGTAGCGTTGGAATTGCAGTGCAAAACAACGGCGTGACAATACCCGGAGCAACATCCACCGGGAGTGTTTCCGCTGTCGGAAATTCCGCTACACTGTCAACAACATTTATCGTGCGTGTACCATGCTGCGGAAACGCTGTCACAATTACCACGATACTGACAGGCGGTGCATCCACTGTAAACAATTTTGCATTGACGGCGGTAAAATTGTAATGGGCAACAAACAGTGGGATTTTATTGATTTTGTGTCGTTGCTGTCGTTTGCGTTAGGCTATGAAAATCTAATAGAAAACCGGGAACAATCCCGGCAGAATGATGTGCAATCTGCAAACGATGCACAGGCACAATTTCTAATACAAAAACTAGGAGAAAAATTTGAGGAACAAAACAAAAAACTAGATAAAATTTTAGAGGCGGTGGGAAAATGACGATAAAAGAGATTTTCACGGAAATTTCCGGACAACAGCTCCGGGGGATGATGTTGCACAATGACATGGCAAATTATTTTGATTTCCTAGGCTTGCCGGGTTTCAAACGCCTGCACGAATATCAATTTTTTTCGGAGACGATGGAGCACCGGAAAACCGACAGATATTTTATAAATCATTTCGGCGAATTGTTGCCGGAAAGCGAAAACAAAATAGAAAACTATATCCCCGGTGCATGGTATGCCACAGACCGGCAAAACGTTGATTCAGATGCACGTAAAAATGCAGTACAAGAAAACTTCACGGCGTGGATTGAATTTGAAACAGGTGCTAAGAAATTATATGAAAAATGCTATGCCGAGGCAATGAATTTAGGTGAGATAGCCGCATCCGGTTATATCATGCGGATTGTATCAGACGTGGACATGGAGCTGAAAAAAGCAGAGCGAATGGAATTAGAATTAAAATCAATAGATTATGATATGCCGACTGTAATTCAGATGCAGGATGATTTGCATGAAAAGTACAAACGAAAGGCGAAAAAAGAGGGGTGGGGAATATGCTAAGCGTTGACACGATTGAGGCGGAAATTCTGGAATTAGAAAGCAATGACACGACCTATGCAGTGTGCTCGAAACTTGCCGACCTGTACACGGTGCGAGACCATATAAAATCCAAGGCAATAGCAGAAACAAACGAAGCCGGGATAGAATACGACACCGGGACAGAATTTGCAGACGCTGTTAATGGGAAATGTTATTCCGATGTATTCCCGGTACTGGATGAATTGATGGAGACAATCCGGCTATTACAACCCCGGGTTTATGCATCTGCAATCACAAAAATAAAACAGGCTTGACAAATGCAATGGGGTATGGTATAATATGATTATATTCATGATGTATCAGACTCCTATAACATTGTAAACACGTTCCGGGGATAAACCGGGGCGTGTTTTTTTGCGTGGTTGGTGCATTTTTTGCAACAACCAGATAATAACTAAGCATAATGTACAAAATCAAGTCGAAATCTTTGTGCAATATTACATGAAATATGTGTTGACATTTACATTGATATGTGGTATAATATATGCAGAAAAAAACACAGAGGGCTGAAAAGCCCACCGGAATTAAAAGGAGCGATTATCATGAAAGAAACATTGACAGGATTGAACGAAATGAACCGCAAAGATTTCTACTATCACGTAGGAATGAACGAAGAAATGTATAACTACTACGTTAATAGCTGTGAAGCTGATGTAAGAGATAGCAAGTTTGCAGAGGTTGCAAAATACGAAGCAATCACAGTTAACGTTGAGTTGCCAGAGTTGACTGGAACAGAAAAGCAAGTCAACTGGGCTAAGGATATCAGACGGAAGCAGTTGACAAGCATCGTTGAAGCAGTGTATAGCCAAGTTAAAGACTGGACAACAGATGCAAAAGATCAGTTGATGGCTGAGGCTGGTGTATCCACAATTTCCGAGTTTGTCAACATGGCGTTTGCAATGCAGGCAACTGAAATTCTGGCTGAGACATCCGCAAAGAGAATCATCGAGACAAGATAGCGCAATCCACAACATAGCCGCCCGGCGGTGCGTTAATACCGCCACCAACATTGGGAAAGTACCTCCGAAAAAGTGCAGCGGTGAAATTTAGACGGCTGCACAAATGGTACAACCCGGGGAAATACCGGGGCGTACCGTCCAAGCCTGAGTTGACAGGCATCCGCATGAGTGTCACCAACAGCGACCGGGAACGGCTGAAAATTCCCGGGGTGATGTACAACCGAAGTACAAACAGGTACACGCTAGAGAATACGGAATCCGGGCGTGTACCGGATGGGGATAGCAGAAACAGACCCGGGGCAGTACCGGGAATCCCCACTGAGTTTCACAGAGGTGATTAAATGGGAAAAAGTACAGAAGCACAAAAAAAGGCAACGAGGAAATACCATAGCAAGTTTAATTTTTTGAACATCCGTGTTGATGATGCGGAAAAAGCGAAACTAGAACGTGCAGCGGATATTTCCGGTGAATCAGTAACACAATTATGCAAAGTGCAGACGCTGAAAAAAGCGGAGCAGATTTTGCAGATTTGGACAAAGGCGGCGGAAATGCAGAGACAGAACGCTGGAATTCGTGAAATATACGAGTATTTACGGAGCGAACCAACATTGACAGCAACGGAAAAAATCAATATTTTGCGGAAATTAGGATTGGAGAAAGGACAGACGGAAAAATGATGGTATGGGAAAGCGGTTTTGATTTGATGGATTGGGCTATTGCAGTGCCGGAAACGGTAGGAACGCAAGTAGACATTGTCAGAACGAGTGCAACCGTTGAACAAGAAGAATACACACCAAAGCCACGGTGCAAAGAGTGGGGTTATCACACGTTAGAGTGGTTGGAACATTGGCGGAAAAATATCCCGGAATCCGTGGAAATTGTACCACCTGAAATCCAATGTGACATTTATACGGACATGATTGAACAGTTTTTGACAAAAAAAAGAAAACCCCTAGGGATGCAACCCTAGGGGTGATGTTAAGAAAGACATTAGAAATACAGATGGATAAAAGGAACGATCCTATTATATCACATCTGAGAAAGGAAGTCAAGTATGAAAGATGTGAGATTAGTTGAGGTGAACAATTGTGCAGGTTGCCCTCCGGAGCTAGGCGGATGCATGGGAAGAGGCTGTCCGAACTATCCGCACACCGAGGAAGTTGAAGTACTGATTTGTGACATCTGCGGCGAGATGGTGGATTATCTGGGAACAACAACGTACAACGGCGAAACGGTTTGTGCGTGTGACAGATGCATCGAGGGGGAATAGGCGTGACAGAGTTGAAAGTATACACAGATTTGTCTGCGATACCCAGTGCGATTGAGTTTAATTTCGAGGAAATCGAAAAGGAACTAGAAAATCGACTGGAATTGTATAATAATTTAGTTGTTACACCGGAATCTATCAAACAGGCGAAAAAAGACCGGGCAAGCCTGAATCTGTTGAAACAGGAATTAGAGGGAATGCGGAAACAAGTAAAGGCTGAATGTTTGAAACCGTATGCAGATTTTGAGGCAAAGTGCAAGATCCTAGTAGGCATGATTGACGAACCTATCGCAAAAATAGACAATCAATTGCAGGCGTACAAGGAAACAGAACTGCAAGCAAAGCATGACGCACTGGAAGCATATTTCAACAGCATTATCGATGATTTGTACGAGATGATATCATTCGATAAGGTGTTGAATCCTAAGTGGCGGAATGTATCGGAAACGCAAAAAAAGCTGCAAGAGGAAATCACGGCAAGTGTAAATACAATTCGTGAGAATGTGCAGAGCCTGCGGAAAATGTATGGTGATAGTGCAAATTTATCGGCAATAATCGCAAGATATTGCGAAAAATGCGACTATATAGCTGCGATGGCATATGCATCCGAACTGGAAGCAGAGGCGAAAAAACAAGAACGGCAACAGAAAATGCAACAGCAGGAACAGCGTGAAATTGTCGAGGCTGCAAAGGCGTATGCAGAACCAGAGCCGGACGCAATGGCACAAATACGCCAGGAATACGCAGAACTAGAGGAAAAGAAAGGGCGTGCATCGTTCTATGTTGTGGCGACCCGGACACAGTTGGTGAATCTTGTCGACTACATGAAAAAAAGCGGTATTGAGTACCATGCGTACAAAAAACCGCAAATATAAAAAATGGAGGGCTAGAAAATGGCTGAAACAAAAAACGCAATCTGCACATATGACGTGAATGGGGAACAGGTGAAACTATCCCCGGCAATCGTGAGGGATTACCTTGTCAGCGGCGACCCACAATCTGTAACTATGCAGGAGGTTGTTATGTTTATAAACCTCTGCAAGTTCCAAAAACTGAACCCATTTTTGAAAGAGGCGTATTTAGTCAAGTATGGCAAGTCAAGTCCGGCTACGCTGATTGTAGGCAAGGGAGCATTTGAAAAACGTGCAGCAGCAAATCCGAAATACAAGGGATTTGAAGCCGGGATTCTGGTGCAGATGCAGGATGGCAAGATAGACAAGCGAACCGGGACGTTTTACCTACCGGGGGAAAGATTAGTCGGTGGATGGTGTATCGTGTATGTAGACGGATACCAAGAACCAGTCAAAGCAATGGTATCATTGCAGGAATACAGCACCGGGAAATCGTTGTGGGCATCAAAGCCGGCTACGATGATTCGCAAAGTTGCAAAGGTACAGGCATTACGTGAGGCGTTCCCGGAGGATTTTCAAGGCATGTACGTGCAAGAGGAAATGGGCGTTGATACTGCACTGGATGAAACCCCGGTAGAATCTCCAATGCAAGCACCGACACCAGAACCAATGCCAATGCCAGAGCCAGAGCCGGTACAGGTGCAAGAACCTGAGCCAGAGCCGATACCAGTAGAAGCAGAGGTAATGCCGGATTTCAGTGACATTATGGAGGGATAAGAAAAACAATGAATCATGTAATTTTATCAGGGCGAATTTGCAACGACCCGAATTACAGCGTAACGACATCTACCCGGGTTTGCAAATTCCGGGTTGCAGTCAACAGAAATTTCAAGAACCGGAATACCGGGAACTATGATGCCGATTTTATTAGCTGCACAGCGTGGAATAATACAGCGGATTTTGTACACGGATATTTTCACAAGGGTGATGGTATTGTGATATCCGGGGAACTGCGGAATAGCGACTACACCGATAAGGACGGTGTAAAACATTACCGCATGGACGTAAATGTAAACACCGCAGAATTTCCGGTTGGAATGAAGAAACCGTCTGAGAGCACGCAGAACGCCACACAACAGCCCGGACAGGTTTATCCGGCAAGTAATGCACCCACAACGCAAACGGCGTATACAACGCCACAGAACGCCCCTACAGCGTTCGGAAGTCTGGATGATTTTGAAGATATTCTAGGTGATGGAAATCCGCCGTTTTAAAAAGCCAATAAAAAATCAGTAGAAGCCAAAAAAAAGGATGTGACATGCAATGATGGACGGATGGATAAAACTGCAACGGCATTTCGCCGATTGGCGATGGTACACGGATGGAAATACAATGCGGTTATTTATCCATCTGTTAATCACTGCAAATTTCGAAACCAGAGGCTACAGAACAACCACGGTATACCGAGGACAGCGTTTGGCTAGTGTCACGAAACTAGCCGCAGAGTTAGACCTGACAGCAAAACAAATCCGAACAGCGGTGGAGCATCTGAAAGAGACAGGGGAAATCACGGTAGAGGGAACACCAAAACACAGCATCTACACCGTTGTAAACTACGATTACTACCAGACCGGAGGGCAAGCTGAGGGGCAAGCTAAAGGGCAAGCAAGGGCAAGCACTGAGGAGCAAGCAAGGGCAAAGTGGAAAACTACAAAAAATGACGTATCTGCGACAGATACAGACCCGGAATTTTCAACAGGGGCAAACAAAGGGCAAACTGAGGGCAAACAAAGGGCAAACAAAGGGCAAACTGAGGGCAAACAAACGGCAATGTTGAAAACCGCTGAAAATGACGTATCTGCGACAGATTCAGAGTTGACAGAAATTAACAATCGTGAGTGGTTGACACAAAAAAATCCCGAGGTTGACAGAAAAGGGCAAACTAATATAAGAAATAAGAGTAAAGAAGATAATATTATTATATATAATACTATGGGCGAATCAAATGCAAATGTTGAAACTGTTGAAACTGTTGAAAATCTGGAAGAAGGAAAAGAGGACGGATATCCTACAGCGGAAGAGGTAAGACAAGCGGCATCTGCAAAAGGAAGGGCAGATGTAGCGCAAGAATTTTACAACTACTACACCAAACGAAAATGGCGTAACAAATACGGTGCTAGGATTGACAACTGGAGAATATCCTTAGACGCATGGATAAAACGAAGCAAGCCGAAAAAACCGGCGATACCACGAAGCGATAATGCAGAGGCGTACCGGAGTTTTATCGAAAATCTAAGGGAATAGGGAAAGGACGGAAAGGAAATGGGCAACAAGTACAACGCTAAGAAAACGGTATGTGCAAATGGACATGTACATGATAGCGGTGCAGAGGCAAAACGGTGTGACGAACTGCATATGATGCAAAAATCCGGGTTAATATCCTCGTTGAAAACACAGGTGCGATTTGATTTGATACCGGCGGCAAAGTACGTGCAAGACGACCCACGGATGTGCAACGAAAGAGGGCTGGTGTATATCGCTGATTTCGTCTATTTTGAAAACAGTAGTGGGCTGAAAATCATCGAGGACGTCAAGGGCATGAGGACAGCGGATTACATCATCAAGCGGAAAATCATGAAGTACATGCACTGTAGGCAGGGTGACACCGTGTTTATCGAAACGGGGAGAGCACGGAAAGGACGATGGAGACGATGAACGCAAAGAAAGACAGGTACGCATACAGCATATCAGAACAGGCGTACAACGATATGCAGGATAAAATCGCATCGGACGCACTGAGAGACGGCACAATCCAGGGCATATGCGTTGTGATGTATGCGTTAGAACAGAACTACGGATGGAAAGGGCAACGGCTTGCCGGATTGTACAAATCAATTGTGGATGTGCTAAACATGCCGGAGATTTTCGGGCAAGCCCCGACCGCTGCGGATGCGGTGGAGCGGTTAAAGGAACTATACGGCGTGGAGTTGGACAAGTTACCGATTCAGATTGAGGTCGGTTGTGATGGAAAGTGAGGAACAGAAAATGAAAATTTGGATGGCAGTACCTAGAAATTATTTTGATTGTGGGCAAAAAGTCTGTGTTGTTTATCATCACAATGTCGCACAAGAATATGCAGAGCAAAAGGACGATTCTGGCAAGGCGAAATTTTCAATTGCAGAATTTGAAATTGATGACTGCTATGTGATTGTGGTACGTGACAGCGATGGGCGTGAAACGATTTATGCGGAAGCAAACGGGACAGTGTGTTTTCATAGCGTGGAGCGTGCGAAAGAGTATGCACGTAAAAAAACGTTAGAGCCTAACAGCTACTACATTGCGATTGTGCGTGATATTAGTGATAGCGGAGTGCCTACGGTGGAAGAGATAGTAGAGAAACCGAGGGAAAGGAATCAATATGAGCCGAGAAAGAGAAATACAGGGGAAATTCTAAGCAAAGAGGAAAGGACAATGGTAAGAATGGCAATCGTCAAACGGTACAAAGGATTTGGCGGAGATTTAACAGAAGCGGAACTTGGCGAACTGTTAAATCTAGGGCAGAAAACAATTTCACGCTATGTAATACAGATAAAGCGTGCACTGTATGGAGATGGCAAATCCAAAAAGAAAAAGTAAAGGAAAGAACAGGTGGGACAATGGAAGGATGGAAACTAGCCTGCCCGGTGTGTGAAACTGAGTTTGTCACAAAGGACAGGCGAAAAAAATATTGCTGTTATGAGTGCAACAATGCGGCACAACGGAAAAGGCAGAAAGAGTATCGCAAAAATCACCCGGAAAAAGCAGAGCAAAAAAAAGAACAATATCGTGAGGCTGCAAAAAGGCGGAGACAGGCTAGAAAAGAGTCTGGAATGTGTGTGCGATGTGGTAAAAAACCAGTGTATCGGGATTTGGCAACGTGTTTTGAATGTGCACAATATTTTGCGGAGAAAAGCCTAAAGAAATATTACGAAAACAAAGCAAAGCGAAACGCTGCCGGAATGTGTGTAATATGTGGAGAACGCCCACCGGTTGAGGGTACAGAACGGTGTCAAATGTGTTTAGATAAAACACACGAATACTGGGCGACAAAATATGGCAAGGGCGAGTACAACGTCACAAACATCTGCAAAAACTGCGGGGCTGAGTTTAAGAAAAACCGTCATTTCTACAATTTTTGCAGCCGTGAATGCAGGGACGAATACCGGGTGAAATACAACCGGGAGCGGAACAAAATCAAGTACCACGAGTTGAAAGAACAGGGATTATGTGTATCATGTGGGCGAACACCGGCTGCCGATGGTATCATACGATGTGCGGAGTGTGAGGAGAAGTTGAAAAGCTACAAACGAAACGGAAAGGAGAAATAATGCGTGATATTGCGATATGGTTTTTTATATATACCACGGCGTTTTGCATAGGGTGGAAATTATGCGAGATGATTTGTGGTTGATTGATAGGATAGCGTAAGAAAACGCCTAGGCGGTCTGTAATGCGTTTTGAGCGAATATTCGTAAAAATACAGGGTATAATTTAAAATGCGTTACAGACGGTTTTAGGCAGGTTAGAAAGGATACAAAGATGGCAAGATTAGCAGATAAGATATTTAGAACGACCGGGTTTGTCGTACCGCCAAATGAAAACGAGGAATTCACGTTTGAAATTAAGTCGGCGTATATCGAGATTGTTGGAATAACAGCTCTTTTTCGCATTGGCAAAGGTGGGATGTTTGTGCCTCTGGACATGATTGAAGAGATTATTTCAAGTCATGTATTACCCGGAACAACCGTGACAAACGAGGACAAAAAAAGAGACGTGCTAATTAGATACACCAAAGGATTTGCGGGGCGAAAAAAGCCGGGCAAAAACACAACAATCAGCGTAACAAATTTTTATGAAACAAAACCGTTGATTTGTGTAGATGCGACAGAGTTCGACGAATGGCTGCGAAAGGAAATGCGAAAACGTGAAAAAGAGGAAAAAGCGGAAAAAGATTGACAAGGGCGAGGTGAAGTTTTATGCGGCTATGGCTGTATTGACATTTATTGCAATATGTGTTATAGTTATAGATATACTATGGTTGTCTGGAAATATGTGAGTGAAAGGCGGTTTATATGAAAAAACTAGAGGTCAAAAAGCTAAGTGAGATTTACCCATATGAAAACAACCCACGTAACAATGATATTGCCGTGGATGATGTTGTGGAAAGCATTGAGCAATGCACATACATTGCTCCGATTATCGTTGACGAAAACAATGTGATTTTAGCAGGGCACACACGGTACAAGGCATTGAAACAGCTTGGGGAATCCGAGGTTGAGGTAATTGTGCAGACAGGGTTGTCAGAGGAGCAAAAGCAAAAGTACCGGGTACTGGACAACAAGACCGGAGAAAAAGCCGAGTGGGATTTCGAAAAGTTGGATGCGGAATTGGAAGGTCTGGATTTTGGTGGATATGATTTCGGGTTTGATTTGGATGATTTAGGGAAAGAATTGTCGCATCAACAAATCAATTCTGGAAAGGAAATTCAAATTGACGAATATGGAGATGAAAATTTCAAACATGAGTGCCCAAGATGTGGATTTAAATTCAATTAAGCAAAGCAAGAATCAATTCGGATGGAAATGGTATTTAAAAGACATTGTTCTTGACAAACCAGTGAAAGTATTTTCAACATTTCCATGTGGCGGTGGCTCAACAATGGGATACAAGCGAGCAGGATTCAAGGTTTTAGGAAATGTGGAGTTAGACCCTAGGATGAACGACATATACGTGAAAAACCACCACCCGAAATATAATTTTTTGATGGATTTACGAGATTTCAATAAACTTGAATCCATACCGGATGAATTGTATGAGTTGGACATTCTGGATGGTTCACCACCTTGTTCTGTTTTTTCAACAGCCGGAATGCGAGAAAAAGCATGGGGCATCGAAAAAAAATTTGCTGAAGGACAAAAATTACAATATCTTGACGACCTATTTTTTGTGTTTTTAGACACAGTGGAAAAATTACGACCGAGAGTAGTTGTTGCGGAAAATGTTGTCGGACTGTTGAAAGGCAATGCAAAGGGATATGTAAACCTAATATTGAGACGTTTTAAAGAACTAGGATATAACGTGCAATTGTTTCAATTAAATTCTGCATTTATGGGAGTTCCGCAATCAAGAGAACGTGTGTTTTTTATTGCAAATAGATGTGGATATAAGAAACTACGGCTTGAATTTGATTCATCTCCAATTTCGTTTGGAGATGTACGGACAAAAAAAGGAGTGCCACTGTCAGACGGTGTATTAAAAAATTATCTTAAACAACGAGTAAAAACAGATACATGTATAGCAGATATTTCAAAGAGAACAAAAAGGAAAAGCACTGGTTTTACAAATGTTATCATACATGATTGGGATGTTTGTCCGACAATCACAGCAACCGGAATGATGTTTAGAGATTGTGATGGAATGAGCGTTAGTTGTGGAGATATAGTTAACTGTCAGACGTTCCCACAAGATTATGATTTCAACAGCGCAGCACCAACTAAAGTTAAATACGTTTGCGGAATGAGTGTTCCACCAAATATGATGGCTAATATAGCGCACGAAATTTGGAAGCAATGGTTTGAAAAATAAATATTGAAAAGTATAATAAAATAACCATCCCCACTACTGTCAATCTTGACAATAGTGGGGATTTGTTGTATAATTTAGACAAATAATTTACAAAAGAGGTGAGAAAAGTGCCTGCCGGGAGACCGAAAAAGGAAATAGACAAGAAAACGTTTGAAAATTTGTGTGGATTGCAATGCACAGAGGCGGAAATATGCGGATTTTTTAACGTGACAGACAAAACGCTAAGTAGTTGGTGCAAACGTGAGTACGGTTTGAAATTTTCCGAAGTTTTTGCACAAAAAAGAGGGCTGGGCAAGATATCACTACGCCGGGCACAATTCCAGCTTGCCGAAAAATCGGCGGCGATGGCTATTTTTCTCGGCAAGCAGTATCTGGGACAGTCAGATACACCCACAACAGACATGCATGAGACCGTACAGGATGATGCGTTGACGGCAAGCCTGAAAGAGTTAGCGGAAAGGATGGACAACAAGTGTAATGATTAGCGAAAAACAACAAAAAATACTAGCATTTCCGTACACTAGCTATGACTCACTAATATGCGATGGTGCGGTGCGGTCTGGGAAAACATCCATTATGGCTGTATCGTTTGTGGAATGGGCGATGCGTGAGTTTAACAAAACAAAATTTGGCATATGTGGCAAGACCGTGGATTCTGCAATCAAAAATATTATTGTGCCATTGATTTCCATGACATGGATTCGGCAGCGATACAGCGTAAAATGGAGACGTGCAGAAAAAATACTGGAATTGCGATGCGGCGAAGTACTCAATTTTTTCGAGGTGTTCGGCGGCAAAGATGAATCGTCTTACGCATTGATACAGGGACGAACGTTAGGCGGAATTTTTCTGGACGAGGTTGCACTAATGCCGGAAAGTTTCGTGAATCAGGCACTAGCCAGATGTAGCGTCAACGGTGCTCGGTTTTGGTTTAACTGCAATCCATCCACGCCACAACATTGGTTTAACGTCAATTGGATAAAACAGGCGAAAGAGAAAAACGCCTGCTATTTGCATTTTAATCTGGAAGACAATCCGTCACTATCTGAGAAAACATTGCAAATGTATAAAACCATGTACAGCGGTATATTCTACAAGCGGTACATTTTAGGCGAATGGGTTAGCGCAGATGGTTTAATCTATACCATGTTTAACGCTGACAAACACGTGAGAGAAATAGAGCCGGGAGAATGCGAGGGTGAGTATTATGTATCATGCGATTTCGGTATCCAAAACGCCACGGTGTTTCTGTTGTGGCAAAAGCTAAAAGGTTGCAATACATGGGCATGCATTGATGAATGCTATTATTCAGGCAGGGAAACCAAGGTTGAGAAGACTGTATCCGGATTGGTTGAAATGTTGAAAGAAATGTTGAAAGATATTAAGCCGAAAAAGATAATAGTTGACCCATCGGCGGCGGCATTGATAACAGAATTACGAAAAAACGGATACAGGATACAGCGTGCAAACAATGATGTGCTAAATGGCATATCAATCGTTAGCAATCTGTTAGAGCATGACAGGCTGATATTTTCCCCTAAATGCGAGAACACAATCCGTGAGTTTGGGTTGTATTCGTGGGATACAAAGGCGGCAGACCGAGGCGAGGATGTGCCGGTTAAGGTGAATGACCACTGTTTGACCGGGGATACAATTGTGCATACCATTGATGGGGATTTTGAAATTCGTGATTTAGTTGGAAAATCTGGCAAAGTATTCTGCACGGATGGGAAAAGCAAAATCAAAAGGGCGTTTTCAAGCGTCAGGATGACAAGCAAAAAATCCAAAGTGTATGAAATCACATTGGAAGATGGTAGAAGTGTAAAGGCAACCGCAGAACATCCAGTTTTAACAAGGCGTGGGTGGGTATGCGTTAGTGATTTACAAGCAGATGATGAAATTGCATGCATAGGAGTGTAGAAAATGAAAGTTGTGTATTCAGCGGATGGAAGAAACGCTATCTATTGTGGGTACAAATTCCGAAAGGACAAAAATACAGGATATTTTTTGTGCACAAAGAAAACGGATATTGGTAAGCGTGAGCGGCTGCACTGCTTCGTGTGGCGAAAAAATTTTGGAGATATACCAGATGGTTTCCAAATCCACCACAAAGACAAAAACAAGGACAACAACGAGATAGAAAATCTTGCATGCATTCCGAAGCATGAGCACATGAAACTCCATGCGGATGAAAATGCAAGAAACAACCACGATTTCATGGTGAATAATCTTGTTGAAAACGCATTGCCGAAAGCGGTTGAATGGCATAGGAGTGAACAAGGGCGTGAATGGCATAGAAAACATAGCATAGAGGTATATAGGAATCTAGAGGAAAGAAAAATTGTATGTGAAAATTGTGGAAAGTATTTCATGTACAAGGCAAACAACAAGGTGAGATTTTGCTGTAACAATTGCAAAGCAAGTGCAAGAAGAAAAAGTGGCGTTGACAATATTGAAAGGAAGTGCGTGATTTGTGGAAATGGGTTCATCACAAACAAGTATTCAAAAACAAGAACATGTTCCGGACAATGCAAGTATAAGCTTCGTGAAATTGAAAAGCGTTAAGTTTGCAGGATACGAGCCAGTGTATAACATGGAAGTGGAAGATGTGCATAATTTCGCTGTTAATGGTGGGATTATCGTGCATAACTGCATGGACAGCGTCCGCTATTTCGTTTTGACAAAAAAACTAAACGCTGTATCACGATACGGGAACAAACCAAAGCCGGAGAAAATTTCCCCGGCATACATGAAAGGGTGATTTATTATGATTACATACGAGGATTTCCAAAAATACGCAACCACAGAGGATGCGAAAAAAGGATACGTTCAGACGGTTATAAACACACACAAAGCTAGCATGGCATATAGTGTCGCTAGAGATGCGGCGGAATATTACAAGCACCGCAACCCGACAATTGCAAGAGCACAAAAATTTATTTACAATCAGCTAGGGGAAGCCGTGCCAAACCGATGGGCGGCAAACAACAAAATTGCTAGCCATTACTATTTTTATTTTGTCACACAGTTGGTACAATACATTTTGGGGAATGGTGTGACGTTGAAAGAACCCACGAACAAAGACAAACTAGGCGTCGATTTTGATTATCAAATGCAACTGGCGGCAACATACGCACAAAACAGCAGTGCGGCGTTTTTGTTTTTTAACGTTGACCATGTTGACGTGTTTGATTTTCTGGAATTCGCACCGCTGTATTCTGAGAGAACCGGAGCATTAATGGCAGGCGTGCGTTTCTGGCAGATTGACCCGTCACACCCACTGCGGTGCACGTTGTATGAGTTGGATGGCTTTACAGAATATGCAGAAAATAGTGATGGAGAGTTGGAAACCATTGCAGAGAAAAGGGCGTACAAGTTGACAATCCGTCACAGTGAAGCGGATGGAGATGAAATCGTTGATGGTACAAATTACGATGGATTTCCGATTGTACCGCTATACAACGTGAACAAGCAGTCAGAATTAGTGGGAAGCAAAGCAACCATTGATGCATATGATTTGATGGCTAGTCAGTTGATAAACAACGTTGACGATGGTAATATTATTTACTGGGTGCTAAAAAACATGGATGGCATGGACGAAACGGACGATGCCGCATTTATACAGCAATTGGCAACAACACATGTTATGCATGTGGATGGGTCTGACGGTTCTGACGTTGACGCACACACCGTGGACGTACCATTTCAGGCTAGCGAAACCGCATTGAATCAGCTACGGCAACAATTGTTTGATGATTTTATGGCATTAGACGTGTCAAAAATTCAGGCAGGCAATATTACCGCCACACAAATACAGGCAGCATATGAACCACTAAACCACAAGGCGGATTTGTTCGAGCATTCTATTTTTGTCACTGTCGCAAAGATTCTGGAGATTGCAGGGATAAACGACACACCAACATTTCAGCGCAGCAAAATCATAAACCAGGAAGAGGAAACGCAAATGGTTTTGATGGCTGCACAATATCTGGACGACGATACAATCATCCGGAAATTGCCGTTTTTGTCAGACGATGAAAAGGACGAAGCCATTAAGAGCACGAAAGCAGAATCCACATCAAGATTTGGATTTGGCAATCAAGGCAAAGATGAATCAGAGCCAGAACCGGAACCCACAGGTGGTGAGGAATAATGCCTAATAAAATCGGCAAGTATACGCAAATGCAACGTGCAACAGTTCCGGTGGATGCGACAGCGAAAGTAATAGACAGAAAACTGTTTGACATGGAAAACCAGATAAAGGATATCTATGCAACCGCCGGGAAAGAAACGCAAGAAAAATTCAATGCGTATATGGAACGGCTGGGAAAACAAGTTGAATCCTACGAAAATGCGTACAAGGAAGCAGTTGCAAGCGGTGACAAGGAAGCAATGCGAAAGGCGAAAGCAGCGTATCAAGAAGCCATGACAAAGGCACAAATGCAAGACAAATGGTACAGGGGACAAATGGAGGAAATATCGCAACAGTATTTGCACGCTAGCGAAACAGCGGCTGCAATTATCAACGGTGAAACCCCGGAGATATACACGTTGACATACAACGGATTTGGCAAAGATGCAACCGAGGGCATACCGGGGTACAGTTTCAACATGGTAAATACACAGGCTGTCGCTGACCTAATCAATGACGACAAACTGCGGCTACCAGTGGCAACGATTGACAGTAGAAGCGAGTTGGCGAATACAAACAAGGCTATCAATTCACAGCTATTGCAGGGCATCATACAGGGGGAAGGTATTCCAGACATAGCCGCTAGAATTGCAATTGTAACAGCACAAAAAGAACGACAAGCAATCAGAATGGCAAGAACCATGGTAACATCTGTCGAGGGGGAAGCACGGCAACACACACTGGAAAAATGCGAGGATGATGGCATTATCATGGGTAAAACATGGTACGCTGCACATGATTCACGCACGAGAGATTCACACGCAGCACTAGACAATGTTACAATAAAAGTTAATGAAAAATTTGACAATGGTTTGCTATATCCCGGAGACCCACATGGAGAGCCAGCAGAAGTGTACAATTGCCGTTGCTGTATCGTTGGCACGGTTATGGGATTTAAGAAAGGTTTTGCAAGCGGAAAGACAGACAGCGACACAAAAACAAGCGGAAATGGTTTGACAAAACTATTTGACAAAATTGTTGATGTGGCGTTGGATACCGCAAAGAAAAAGGATGGTAAAAATGAGTAACGATATGGAGTTTACGCTAGACGTGAAAGATAACACGGATTTGGCAAAGGAACAGCTAAGCAAAGCTATCGAAGTAGCATTGACAGCGATAGGGCAACAAGCGGTGAATCATTCTGCAAGAGTTTGCCCGGTAGACACTGGACGGCTTCGAGCTAGCATTGACAGCAAGGTTGCAAAATCAGAGAAAGCCGTGTACATTGGTACTAACGTGGAATATGCAGCACCGCAAGAATATGGGACAAGCAAAATCAAAGGCAAGCACTATTTGCGACACGGTGCTACAGAATATGGGGACGAATACAAGGCAATTTTAAAAAATGCGATGAAAAATGCATAATAAAATATAAATATGCATGTAAATATGCATAATATAATGCGGTAAGCTACGGTTTGCCGCATATTTTTTTGTGTGAATCCGTGATAGTATTCAAAAATTAGTGAAATTATGCAGAAAACTATTGACAATATGCAAAAGAAGCGGTATAATATGCATAAAGTAACTAGACCGGGAAGAAATCCGGTACGAGGAAAAGGAGTTGCATAAAATGGCATTGACAAGAAAATTGTTGGCAGCGATGGGAATTGACGAAGAAAAGCAAGACCAGATTATTTCAGCACACGTGGAATCTCTTGACGGTGTGAAAGCGGAAAGAGACAGATACAAGACAGAGGCTGAAAAGGTGGCAACACTGGAAGCCGAAAACGACAAGCTGAAAAAAGCGGCTGCAAGCAGTAAGCCGGATGAAATCCAGTCGAAATACGATGCACTAAAAGCAGAGTACGACAAGTACAAAGCGGACGTGACCGCAAAGGAAACAGCGGAAACAAAAAGCAAGGCATACAAACAGTTGCTGAAAGATAGTGGCGTTTCTGAAAAGAGAATCGACAGTATTTTGAAGGTAACTAGTTTGGATGACATTGAGATTGGAACGGACGGCAAAATCAAGGATGCCGAGGAGAAGGCAAAGGCAATCAAGACGGAGTGGGCTGATTTTATCACAACTGAGGCGACAAAGGGAGCGGACACGGCAACACCGCCGGGGGATAGCACCGGGGACGGTGTAACCGCTGAACAGTTCGCAAAGATGGGATACAGCGAGAGAATTAAAATGTACAACGAAAACAGGGAGTTGTACGACAAATTGACAAGCTAAGGAAAGGATGATCTTTTATGGCTACTAATACCACGAAAATTGCGGATTTAATTAATCCACAGGTGATGGCGGATATGATTTCTGCTAAGATTGAGAACGCTATTGTAGTGTCTCCATTTGCTACAATCGACACAACATTGTCTGGCAGAGCAGGCGACACTATCACAGTACCAAAATACACATACATCGGCGATGCCACAGACGTGGCAGAGGGTGCAGAGGCAACCCTGGCAAAGTTGGGGACAGAGGAAAGCACGTACCAAGTCAAGAAGGTTATGAATGCTGTAGAGCTGACAGACGAGGCGGTTCTGTCGGGCTATGGTAACCCGGTGGGGGCTGTTACAACCCAGTTGGCGAACAGCGTGGCAAGCAAAATTGACGCTGATTGTATTGATGTATTGCAGACCGCTGACAATGCATACACCGCAGGGGCTGTAATTTCCTATGAGGGTGTTGTAAATGCAATTGATTTGTTCAACGAGGAATTGAACACAGAGAAAGTTATGTTTGTCAACCCGAAGCAGGTGACACAACTGAGACTGGACGAGAATTTTATTTCCGCTGACAAATACAACAACGATGTCGTTATGAAGGGCGAGATTGGTATGATTGCAAATACCAGAATTGTACCGTCCAGACGTGTTGCCGCTAAATCTGGCGTGTATGCCTGCCCGATTGTGCAGTTGGAAACAGATGAGCGGACACAGGACGACGTTCCTGCACTGACCATTTTTGTAAAACGTGACACAAACGTTGAAACAGAGCGGAACACCCTGAGCCGTACAACGGATATCAGCATTGACAAGCATTATGTCGCAGCGTTGACAAACGCCACAAAGGTGGTTCTCGCAAAATTCAAGACAACCGGAACAGCTAGCGCATAAGATAGCCTATGGAAAAAACACTAAACGCAATGTGCAAACATTGCAATAATTATTTTCTAGATTTCATCTATGTTGGGAAATTTAGTATAACAAACGGATGTATCAACGGTGCACCGGAACTATTAGACGGACAATATTTTCGCATTGTTGGAAGCGTGTTTAATGATGGTGTTTACACATATCCAGACGGCGGGCTGAAAGATGAACCGGAATTTTCCGGGGCTGTTTGGATTATGAAAATACCACAGGATTTCATAAACCTAGCGACAGAAATTGACGCATGGTGTGAAAAATACAGCGATGTGCAAACCAGTCCGTTTACGTCCGAAAGTTTCGGTGGTTACAGCTACACCAAAGCCACAGGCAGTGACGGCGATGGTGTATCGTGGCAAGATGTGTTTGCAAGCCGTCTGAATCAATATCGCAGGAAGAAGGCGTTGCCGTATGCTAATAGATGAAGCGATGGTTGATTTTGCGTTGATTGAGAAAAAACGTGAGCCAGACGGCGAGGGCGGTTTTGTTGTATCGTGGACAGAGGGTGCAACGTTTCAAGCGGCGGTTGTGTTAGATTCTAGCACGGTCGCAAAGATTGCGGAAAAACAGGGTGTAAGCAATCTGTATACCGTGACAGTGCGGAAAAATGTTGCACTGGATTTCCACGATATCATAAAACGCCTGAGTGACGGAAAGGTGTTACGAATCACGTCTAACAGCGAGGACAAGCAAACGCCGGGAAGTGCATTTCTAGACATGCGACAATATTCCGCTGAGGAATGGGAGTTGACATCATGACGAAACAAGGTGCTGTATATGATTTTTATAGCAAATTCGGGATTGATTGCTACGAGGAAAATTCCGTGCCGCATGATGCAACATTCCCATATTTAACCTACGATATTAGCGTAGGTGGTTTTGATACTAAGGTGGCAACGAATGTAAATTTGTGGTACAGGGAAACAACATGGAAAAATGCAAACGCCAAGGAAAACGAGATATACAATTATCTGGGAATTGGCGGTGTGTATGTCACATATGATGATGGGGCTATTTGGTTTAACCGTGGCGAGCCGTTTTCTAATCATCTAGGAGACGACAGCGATGACATGATAAAGCGGATATTGATAAATATCACGTTGGAATACATTGACAAATAAAAAAGAAAGGAAGCGGATACAATGAAATTTTCACAGGTGCGTGAGGATGTCTATAAAGATATCCAGTTAGGCGCAGGTATTTTGTACAGCGGTGATTTCACATTTTCCGGTGACAATAGCGGGGAAATTGACAAGTCTGCTATTATTGGCACAACATCTGGCGGTATCAATTTCACAGCAACACCGAACTGGGTTGATTTTGGTGATGATTTGGATAACGTTCCAAAAAACACAATCGAATTGAAACGGTGTACCTATTGGGACGCTAGTTTGTCCGGCACGTTTAAATCTGTTGACACTGCACTGCTGGGGGCGTTGCTTGCCTCTGACACAATCACCGGGCAGAAAGAGACAACACTGTCAGTGCAGACACTGACCCCACAGCATTCTGGCGATATTCTGATGGTTGATTATCGCAAATATGATAAATTGTGGTTTATCGGTGATTATTCGGCAAAGAACAGTGGCGATTCTGCCGGGTTTATTGCTGTTAAGATGCTTAACGCACTGTCGACAGGTGGATTCCAGATTCAGACCACCGACAAGGAAAAGGGTGCGTTTGCGTTTACGTTTACAGCACATTACAACCTAGCAGAACCGGATACCGTACCGTTTGAAGCGTACATCGGATATCCCAAGGAAACGTCTGCAAGCGGCTAATATGGGAAAGTGAGGTAAAGGAATCGTATGGGAAAATATAAAACATTGGCTACATGTAGCAATATCGAATTTATCGGACAGTGCGGAAAAGTTGCCGCAATTTTAGCACCGATGATTTCACAGTTTCAGAAAGTGGCAAGCGAAAACAAGTTAGAGTTAACCGGAGAAGAAACGGTGGAAGAGGCTGCAAAGCTGAAACAGGAAAACAACATGCGTGTGGCAACAAGTCTGATCCAGACAATTCTGGTGGAGAACGCAGAAAAAGCGATTGAGTTATGCGGTGTGATGTGTTTTCTAACAGATGACGAAATCGAGCAGGCAAAACAGGGCACTGACCGCACGGTAATTTTCGAGGCTATAGGGTCGTTAAGCAACCCGGATGTATCTAATTTTTTTACTGCGGTTCTGCAATCACTGAGTCCAAGTACTACGAAGCAATAAGAACGATTCGGCTAGATTTGGTTGAAATATTCGGAAAATCCTACGTATTGAAGCATATTGAGATGTATTTCAAGCAAAAGAAGGAAGACGAAATTTTCAAACAATATCTAGCCGATTCTCTTTACTGTATATCGAATTCACGTGAATGCAGGATGGGTAAAAAATACAGCGAAATTTTACACCCGGTAATTATCGAGGAGAAAAAGCCGGAGGAAATTGTAAGCCATGTGCTTGACATGCTGCAAAGTTAAGGGGAGGTGAATGCATATGAATTTGTTTGATTTAGCTGCAAAGATATCGTTAGATACCAGCGAATACGAAAAAGGCATGAGCAAAGCAAAAAGTACAGCCGAAACGGTCGGAAACGGTATCAAGACAGCGATGAAAGTCGGAGCGGCTGCAATTACGGCAACTACGACAGCGGTAGCAGCGTTAACGACAGCATCATTAGAAAATTATGCAACCTATGAGCAGATGGTTGGCGGTGTCGAAACGCTGTTTAAAGATTCTGCTAGCATCGTAGAACAATATGCGGCGAACGCATACCAGACGGCAGGACTGTCGGCAAATGACTACATGGAAACGGTGACAAGTTTCTCCGCTAGTTTGTTACAGTCACTGGACAATGATACGACAGCGGCGGCAAACAAGGCAGACAGAGCCATCACTGATATGAGCGACAATGCCAACAAGATGGGTTATTTTTCCATAGAACAGCCCATCTAAAAATAATTGAATTGCTGGGAAACCCTTAGAGCCACATAAACTACAGCATAGGCATGAAATATGGCTAAGTGCGAATGTTTGAAAATTATGTGGATTGGGCAATCAGCAGCCAAGCCCCGAACAAGGGGAAGGTTCAACGACTATCCGTAAGGAGTACGCACAAGCGTGTGGAAGTGGTTATGAAAAAGATATAGTCTACACTTATGCGAAAGCATAAGCAGTTCTTAAGAGAACGGCTATGGAGTAGCGAACCATAGCGAATGAACAAACATGGACTTCTATGGAATCCATACAAAACGCCTATCAGGGATTTGCTAAGCAAAATTACACGATAAACTATTTAATGTCCGTTGCATGAGTGATTATGCAATGAGCGTGTGTGAACCTACCAAGGGTGTGATGTTTTACATTGCTAACGGGGGAAATCTAAACGGAAATTGTTCTGCATGATAATCCCGTGCCAAGCCCGGAAAATTCCGGGAAGGTGTAACGACTATCGGTTCGTCACCGAGTACAATGTCTATTGGTACGGCATTGGAAGTGCACACCAACCAACTAAAACTATACATGCATTGACATTTTGACGCCTTTATGGTATAATATAAATGGAGGCGATTAAAATGGAATGGAAAAAATTGAGGGAAAGCCGAACTATTCTGTATCTGATTGTGGAGACGTAAGAAACGACAAAACAGGGAGAATATTAAAAAAACATATTGGTACAAGCGGATACTATCAAGTTATGCTTGGACGAAAAACCACGCCTTTATACGTCCATAGGTTGGTGGGGAAAGCTTTTTTAGAAAATCCTTGCAATTTGCCACAGATTGACCATATCAATGGCATTAAAACGGATAACAGAGTATGCAATTTAAGATGGGTTAGTGCCTCTGAGAATTGCATGAACTTCGGATACAAAAAAAGAATTGAAAACCGAAAAAAGAAAATTTGTGCATCTAACGGAGAGACTAAAATAATATTTAGTTCTAGAAATGAATGCGCAGAATTTTTTAAATGTAGTAAATCCTGCATTGAATATAACAGGTTGTATTCTAAGGGTTTAAAAAAAGGCTGGATTCTAAAGTTGGTTGAAGATATAGTCTAAACCCCTAATAAATATCGGGAAACCGAGGGTATAAATTGGTTAGATAATTTGAAATTGGGTTAACAGATAGCTCAATTAAAACCTCGTGAAAACGGTGAAACCCTTAACGCAAATGCGAAGGCAACACCGTGCCAAGCCTTGAAAAAGGAAGGTGTAACGACTATCGAAACGGCACATTTTTAGTGTAACGGAGTAGAGTACAACTAAGCGGTTGGAAGTGCGAGGGGATTGCAAAAACGCAATTCAAGAGATAGTCTGAACTGCATAGAAATATGTAGCTGCCGAAAGGCGGGGCAGGATTAGCGAACCTGCTTGAACATTATTGTACGGCGGCACGCAAGAAGAAATGAAGCGTCTAATTAGTGACGCAAACGCCCTAAACGCAGCACAGGGCAAGGCAACAAACTACACAATTGATTCCTATGCGGATATTGTTGACGCTATCCACGATGTACAGGTTGAAATGGGTATCAGCGGTATTACAGCACAAGAAGCGGCAGAGGCTGTCGCAAGCGGTGCAATGACCGAAGAAGAAGCAATGGCAGCGATGGGCACAACGGCAAAAGAAGCTGCAACAACCATTGAGGGTTCTGTTAATTCGATGAAAGCGGCGTGGACAAATTTGTCTACAGGGCTAGCAGACGAAACGGCTGACCTTGACGGGCTGATAAACACGTTTGTGGAATCTGTTGTGACAGCAGGCGACAATGTTATCCCACGTGTAGAACAAATCCTAACGAGCATTTCTAATGCTATCGGTACATTGACACCGATAGTAACAGATACAATATCTGAGCTAGTTGGAAATGTGTTGCCGGAGATGCTGAGCGCAGGAACAGATGTATTAATGGCATTAGTGCAGGGTATTACCAGTGCAATACCGGAATTAATACCGGCTGCATATGATATCATAAATCAGTTAGTTAATGGCATTGTAGAAAATATTCCACAAATAACAGAATCCGCAAAACAGGCAATAGAAGCGCTAGTTAGTGGGTTGAAAGATAGTGCACCGGGAATGATTGATGGTGCTGTTGAAATTATTCTAGCGTTGTCGGATGGATTGGTGGAATCATTGCCGGAACTAGTCCCGGCTATTACTGAAACTGTCACCACGATAGTGGAAAATCTGATTGGCAGCGTTGACA